ATATTGTGGTGTGAAATTTGGAATTCTCATCCCATCAATTCAGGCTTGTGGTTGGAGTGTGTTAAGTCAAACTCGTCTGGCAATCCTTTGACAACAATATTGAACACTATGTATCTTTCTATAGTATTCCGCATGTGTTTTATGATGAAATACCAGAATGCTTATTCCATTAGCCAATTTAGGAAACTTGTTACCTTATTTGGAAATGGTGATGACAATCTTTTAGCAATATCAGATAAGATTGTTGACGAGTTTAATTACTTTACGATCCCTGATTTGATGAATAAGCTTGGTTTAGTGTACACGTCAGAAGATAAGAGTGTGAGCACTGTTCCGTATAAACCATTGAGTAAGTGCGAGTTTTTGAAGCGTGGATTTAAGTTCCATAAAGGAAAGTGGATCGCGCCATTAAACTGGGACACCATTCGTCAGATGCCCTATTGGTATCGTAAGGGACCAGATGTTCCAAAACGTATTTGTGATAATGTCGATTGCGCTTTGCGAGAGGCAACGATGCAAGGAAAAAATAAGTTCGATTTATTGTTTTCTAAATGTTCTGAAGTCCTTCGATCTGTGTGATTCCCTCAACCTGACCTTGATTTTGATTACTATTATAGTGCCTTAGCATTAGAATGGTATGAAGAAGAAAATGACAGTGTTAAAGAACTGTACGAAGACCTTGATAAGTTAATTCTAGAAAGTCCTAAATGCGAGCCCAACGATATTGAGCCGCAGTGTGCAACTATTGAACTAGTTCAGAGAGTAAGTCAACTACCTCCGAAAAAACCAGGTTTGATATTTAGCTCAAGTTTACTTTGGCTATTTTTTTGTACTTTGGTTGTCAGCGATGCTGGACAATTATAAATTGTCCGTACATAGAAGATTGTTCCAGTTAGACACCGAGTTGACAGTACAAGTCTCTTCCTATTTAGGATTACTGCCAGGTGAGACTATAAACTACCAGGAAACGGGCTGCTACCCTTGGAATGAGTGTACCGAGGGCCAAGATATTTCACTTGCTGCAAATGAAGGAAAAACAGTACAGGAGTCTACTGAGAAAACTCCAGGTTTGATGCACTCTCAAGGAGTGTTAAATGCTACCACAACCTCTTCTGCCACTATGCACTTCACAGAAGGTAGAGGATCCGTGAGTTATGCACCTTTTGATATAAAGGCGCTTAATTCAGTTTTGTTGAAGAACCCGAGTACAATTTACCAAGATATACAGATTTTTTTGAAGAAACCAGTCAAAATTAATACATTTACGTGGTCAACAGCTTCTGCGGCTGGTACAACCCTGTTATCTTTTAAAGTTCCTTTTGATTCTGGTATGAGT